TTAGGTTGCTGCTACTTTCTTGATACGCGCAAATCCTTTATATGCTGCTACGTTGCCGCCGATCCATACCGCGCCACGGAAGCAAATCTGGCCAGACTTGAATTTGAAGTCTCGGGATTCCTCTACGGTTACTGGTGAGAATAATGGCATCTCATAAGCTGCTGGCTTTCCATAAGCCATGCAGTACGTATTCGCAGCTGTTGCAACGTTAGAAAGCGGTGCGCATGCGCTGTTGATGATATAAGGGACAGCATAGCTGCTTTCACTGCTAATGGTGCCTGTATTCCCGTTTTTATCGAGTGTGATGTTGTATACCCTCTTACCAACTCCATCGCGCAACGCAGCAAATGCAGCAAGGTCTTCCTTGTTTAGGAACAAATATGCGCCACCCTCTACATTCTCGCTGCCGCCGTATCCAAATACCAATTTATCCAGTGTTCCAGCGTCAATTGCTGAAATTTCAATATCGGATGCAATCGGAATGACATTCGCCGGAGCTTTGAAGATGCCTGTGATTTGGTTTGCCCCACCCAAACCGAGGATGATTTGTTTAGCAATTTTTTTTCGCAATGCAATTTGCATGCTGTCTCTTACCATTCCTTGATACATGGTGTCAGGAAGCTTTGCAGCTTCATCCGACAATTCGCAATAGGCTGTTATTTTAGCTTTACCGATATTTACAAAATCCGTCGCCGGCTCCGCATCCTCGTAATCACCAGTTTCTGCGGTATATTCGCCCTCTCCATACTCAATAACAAATCCTTTTTTGTATGCTTCACCACCGACAAGGGGAACGCTTTTGACAACATCAATGATGGAGCTAACTTCATTAAATGTTGCGTTAAGTGCATTAGAAGAGTGGGTCGGGACAACGAGGTTGCCGCTGCCGATCGTCACTGCTCGAAGCTCAGGCATTTCATTAATGCTAAACTCCACAGATTCACGTTTCTTCAATTTGTTACCACGTTCATTCATTTGCTCTTCTGATACAGCGTGTTCATATCGAGTTTCTTGTTGATCGTTACCAAACGAGCGCATTGAAACATTTTGCGGAGTTAATGTATCGGTAATGGAACGACCATAAGATAGTTCGAAAATTGATTTTAGTCCTTTAGCTTCATCCATTTTCGTACGCGCTTCTGTTACCTTTCCATCTGTCGACAGTGTACGTGCTTCTTCCAACAATAAAGCGAATTTTTGACGTATTTCCCGTTCTCTTTCGTCCATGTTATTGAACCTCCAATAAGTTAATTTGTGTTTCGATTTCCTTAAAAGCTACATCCGTATGAAAGTTTGCTTTTTGCAGCGCTAGATTCATAAATTCGGATGCGTTTTGTGCTAGCTTATATCTAGCGATCCGTTCATCTAGCCGATTAAGAGACAACTTCATTGCCAGGTAACGTTCACCTGATTCATATGCCTTTGCCACCTCAACACATTGTTCAACAAGTGTTCGGAGCGTATTAGCGGTGAAGGTTTCTTTAAATTCTTCAAGAGAATAAACTGCTGTTGTTAAATCCTCTGCCTTTTGCTTATGAACCAGTGACCGAGATAAAAGCGCGTGGAGCTGATCGTTTGAAATTTCCCATTCGTGCCTACCAAACTTCTCTGCAACTAACCGTCCACTGTTAATCATGTTGTAAATCGTTCTAGGATGGACGTTTAAAGCTTTAGCTGCTTCTTTAACATTCATGGCCAATCGCACCTTTCGTTCGTTTCTTGTGATAACTTTATCATTTCAATTTCCTCACATTGTGGACACTGTTTGGACATTTGATCATTTGAATTTATCCCGATTTCACCACGGGGACTTTTTTTTGCAATTGAGTCCCACGCGGTCTATAACAGCCATCTTCTTTTTTTCTATACCAGGGGGGATAAAAAAAGAAGAAAACATATTGTTTTCTTCTCGCTTATCTTATGTGCTGTCCCAAACGAAATAATAGATTAAATGAGTTTTAGAATCTTCAATTAAATAAAATGAAAAATTGTTTATATTCTGATTTGCTCCAATGTTATATTCTAACTGTACTGACCTATCCTCAAAATCAACAAATACATTATCTTTGTTACTTCCTATAAAGAAATCTGATTCACTAGTTGTAGGTTTAATTACTCTATTATTTTCTATCCTTAATATGAAATCATTGCGTGAGAAACTCCTTAGTTTATAACTGTCGTTCCTTAATTCAAAATTTACGATCAACGTTTCGTTAGAGTAAAAGTAATCAAACTCTTTAATTGCAGTATAATGTGTGACTTTAATATAATTCTTTCTCGCTTGTGTTGGTCTAGCCCGATCTATAACATGTTGATATTCTTCCGCAATCTTAATACGGTCTTCTTTATTACTTGTTAAAATTTTCGGTAAATTTTCCAACGTGATTTCATAATATTCGAGTCCCTTACCTTTTAAGATTTTGTAATAGAACATCTTAAATTTATCCAGCAAATTGCCTTTCTTTACTACTCCTAACAACCTTTTATATCTAATATATGTGTAATTGTTAAGATGATAAAACTTAAGACTCATAATCCATGTTGCGACTTCTTTATCAGAAAATATCTGCGTATAAACAGACCATAGAGAATAGTCGAACATATATTGTTGTAACTGTTTTTTTATTTGTGTTTTTGATAATCCTGCTTTTTTAAGCACCCTTGATGCTTCTTTTAAAAACAATGCAGTAAACTCTAAATCCAATACTTCAGCATAAAATCCCGACATATCATCCAAAAACTCGTGTCTTTTTATATTATAATAATGACTTATCAGAACTGGTGTTGCGAACATAATATTTGATGATATGTGATTATCAATTCTTTGTTTAAGTACTTCTTCGTTAACTCCTCTTTTAATGTCGTTCTCTCTTCTAAAAGCCGTTTTAATATCTATATAAGAAAATATTTCGAATATTATTGGTGAGAATAGCTTTTGAAATGTCTCTTTATAATACTTTTCCCGTTCCCTTTTTAAACTTAATCTGTGTGAAATATACTGCGCAACAGCAGCACCAATAAAAGCACCAATTAATGTTGCTGAAGCAGTAATTACAACAGTGTTTTCTATGAATACTTTTTCAATCATACTCTCCTCCATTACTTTAATGTTTGGTATTGTCATCATTTTACATCAATAGCACTAAAAATTACTAATAGAATCCCAGCTTTTCTTCCTTAATATCTTGATTAGGCTCTTTATAACACTACTGTAAATGTGAACAAATGAGTTACCCATAATGGATAATGTGGGTAATCCGTTGACAGCCTTCCAGCCTTGCTGTGTATAGGATTGCTGGAGATTCTTCATTTGAGTTACCCATAGCCTCAATATGTTCATCTGAATGATTTACGGGTTGTATAATGATCTATCCCTCGTTCTCTTTTAAGCTGCCGAAATGGTACTTTAAGTTATCCATATCTCTAATTCTGTATAATTCGTAGATAAGGCTTTATGCCACACCACGATTGGCTTAAAGCCTCTCACGAGATATCAATTACACCTAAGCTGTTTATGGATAATTAAGCTATTTTAACTTTCAACCCCTTTAAACGCCTGTATAAATTATCTATATGTATGTGGGAATGTAACTCGTAAAACAACGAAGAAGCCTTACACCACTAGGCGTAAGGCTTCTCTTATTGCTTGAATTACTGGTATCCTTGATATAGTGAACTGAATAGTTTGAAACTCTCATCATATTCCCAAGCGATTGGGATTATTGTTTTACTTGAATGAATTATACGGTAGTTGAGTACTCCAAATCATTCAATATTCCTAGCATCTTAGCTGATTCTGTAATCAGTTTAATACCTACCTCCAGCTTTCTATCGATTGTTCTTTCCGCAAACATTCCACTAAAAAAAAGTTTAGTAAGCTTATAAGACTGTCCTTTTAAATAACGGTGTCCAATAATACGTTTTACTTCATCATCGGTGATTAACTCAACACCTCGTTCAACGAGTTGGGTAGCCTTTACGAATCGTTGATACACTGGATTAGATAATAAATGAGTGTCACTATTATTTTTCTCGAAATCTCTTATTATTGCTTTCATCCTTGTGTATTGCTCCAACGTCAATTTAATTAAATTTGTTTCTTGTTTTGTTACTTTGACCATTAAAAAGCCTCCTCTTTTGAGTGTTTTTTCTAGAGTAGCAAAAGCGAATTTGCGACCGCTGCTATCCCCTCGTTTATTTTTCGATCAATCGTTTTGTCGCAGTAGTCCCAGCCAGAGAACTTAAGGATTGTTGCCGCACGTCTATTCCCTTTGAGAAAACGATATTCAATTAACGCTTTAACATTTGGATCGACAATTTGATTAACCGCCCGTTCAATGTTGTTGGTACATAAGATTGCATTTTCAAACGTTTCAGCTTGCTTGTCCGTTTGAGTAGGATTCCGTTCATAATCCTCAATGATTGCTTTCATTCTGAGGTATTGAGAAAGTAACGATTTTGCCGTTATGATTTCATTTTTAGTAGCAGTAGCAAGAAACGGTTTCATTTCCTACCCTCATCTCCTCACTCTATCGCTGACGATACATATCAGGTATTTTCTTCGCTGGCAGTTGTGTCGGCAGTTCAGCCGGCTCCCCATCAATTTGCTGAAGCGGCCGATCTATCGATACAAACTTGTTATATTTTTTCAGGAAGACCAATTCCACTGAACCCAGCGGCCCGTTACGTTGCTTAGCTATAATAATTTCGATAATGTTTTTCTTCTCTGACTCAGCATTGTAATAATCATCCCGATACAGAAAGGCGATCACGTCCGCGTCTTGCTCAATCTGGCCGGATTCGCGTAAGTCTGAGAGCATTGGCCGTTTGTCCTGGCGTTGCTCCACTCCCCTAGATAATTGCGAGAGAGCCGCAACAGACATATTCAAATCTCTAGCGATCACCTTCAACATTCGGGAAATCTCTGAAATCTCTGCTTGCCGATTGCCTTTATGTTTTGCATCGCCTTGTATCAGCTGGAGATAGTCGATGATAATTAAAATCCTCCGGCCCTTGTACTTGCGGCGCAGCTTCCGGCACTTTCGCCTGATCTCTCCTATCGTGATACTTGAATCATCGAATATATGAATGGGCTTGTCTGACAAATTGCCGATAACAATCGTCGTGTTTTCCCAATCTTGCGATTCAAATGACCTTCTTGGATTTCGCATTTTCATACCATCGATATTGCCGCCGCTGGATATGAACCGTTTGATTAAGAGTTCCTTATTCATCTCCAAGGAGAAGATCGCAACCACGTCTCCAGCTGCAGCGGCGTTGTTTGCTATGTTTAGAGCAAAGGCCGTTTTGCCTACAGACGGCCTAGCTCCAATTACGATGAAATCCCCTTCTTGAAACCCTGAAAGAAGATTGTCGATATCGGTATAGCCCGTAGGAATGCCCGTAATATCGCCTTGATCAACCTCAAATGATTCGTATGTTTTTATGAGCGCTTCACGGATATGTCCATCACTCTCGCTGTCTCCAACATCCTCCATACCCGCGAATTCCGTTATAGCATATTGAAGCGATTCAGCACCAGTTTGCGATTCGAGTCGAAAAAGCAGTTCAGACGCTACGTGAGCAACACGCCTACGCTGAAAATAATCCTCAATCACTTCTTGGTAATAAGTCACACTGGAATGGATCGCTGCCGCCTGAGTTAATTGAACGACATACGAAACGCCGCCAACCTTTTCAATTTTCTCCTTTTTGACTACCTCCAGAATTGAAACTGTATTGATTGGTTTGCCCTCGCCTTCCAGCTTCCGCATAACAAAGAATAAATTATGATGGATCTCAACTCCGAAATGTTCAGGTCTAAGGCGGCATCCATCAAGTGTGCTATTGTCTAACAAAATAGCTCCTAGAAGAGCTTGTTCGGCGGCTGAATTAATCAGCTTTTCTTCTTGAATGGTGATTTCCATCGCCGCCACCCTCTCCTGTTAAATTTGCACGTATGGCTGCTAAATGATTTGAGATTTCCTCATCGCTTGGTCGCTTTTTGATAACCACCAACTCATTCAGCATTGCCCTTGTCTGTTCGACATTAGGAACGCCTTTCGAATCATCCACCAAGCTCCGCACAAGATCAGACAAAGCTGGTGGAAATGGCAAATGAGCAATGAGGTAATCGAGCCGATCTGCTGCAATGCTGAATTCGTGGTGCTGCAACGCCTTGTGCCATGATTTAACCATAGCCTTTTTATCTTCTACCTTGAATTTAGCTTGATAGTTATCCGCTATCGAGCGAATCAATTTGAGCGTATCCTGTTCAGTCATCGCTCAACTCCCTTTCCAGCTCGTCCCATTGCGAACGATTGCCCGTTACTGCTGGCTGATTTAAATAGCTTTCAAATTTTGTACCGAACAGCGTCTGAGGACGTAGATACATACGCATCTTGTTGTCAGTCGCCCATTCCCCGTGCTTCGTATTAATTACTTTGATGAAGTCCGGCAATGTAAAGCCAACTTTGAATCTTGCTCGTATGAGCCGCTGGGTTTCCGTAGTCGTGTGCTTGAAGCTCGTACCGCATGTTTGGTTTAGGTGTTCGATAACTTGTTGAAAAGGAACACCGTTGAGTTTCTCGACAATAGGTTCTTGTATTTCTTTCTTTACATTCTTCTCATTCTTTACATTCTTTACATTCTTGTTTATATTAGAGGGTTGCCGTTGCTTTCGCGTTGCTTTCGCATCCGTTTCGTCGTTGCCCTCGCCGTTGCTTTCGTAACTCTTTAAATCCTGATAAACCCCGTAGTTATCAATGGTTACAAGCAATGAATGCGTTGCTTTCGTTGTTGTTATCATCGTTGCTCTCGAAGCGTCTTCGTCGGGGCTTCGTTTGGATTTCATCGCTTTACCGCGCAAAAACTCTAATATCTGAAAAACTTGATCTTTTGTAGGTCTTTCAACCCTCGCTCCTACCCTCCATTTCACCCCTTCAATGATTTCAGGAATAGAGGTGAGAACCTGTCCTCGCTTCAAACCCTTGTAATTAGAATGCTGGGCAGCCGTGAGAAGATATAACCAGACCTTTACATACAAAGGCGGCTTCTCCCATATTTCACTCTCGATGATTTTCCTTGCCAGCAAGATACATCCACCAGGTATTAAAGGTTCTGACAATTGATTTCACCTACAATTCGTTACTGAGATTCATATGGATGGCACCAGTCCGATTCAACGCCTTCGCATAGTTCAAAATCGCGTATGTTATCACTATTGAATTTAAATGATAATTTCATTAAGCCAGTTCTCTGATTTATCCCAATAAGAATCATTGGAATATGACCAATTGATTTAAAGAACTCAACACAAGCACTTTTGAAAGCAGATAGTGATACCCTTAGAACTTCTTCTTTAATGCAAGAATCTTCGTTTATTTCAAATAGATCATCCAATGCTTTAGACATAATCTTAAAGCAATTGGCTAGTTTATCTGGATTACCATCCGCTTTAAAAACTGGACGCCTGAAGCAATCAAGGAGAATGTCATAACACTCCATTTCACTTTTTGTCTCCATTTCAACTCACCCTTTATGGTTGATCCGCGAAGGCCCCTCTTGCCTTTATGACTGAAATTATGTATGATGGTTGGCAATAAGAGGCCTCTGCGGTCTAACGATTAATCACTCTGCGTCCCGGCCAAGGAATGAGCAGCAGTGATTTTTTTTATGCATTGTTATCCTGAATAAATTGCGAACAATAATTGCATGTTGCGCTGGACTCCGTTCAAACCATATTCTCGCTAATGATTCGAGCGTCATACTACTTCACCTTTTTCTTGCTTGTCCTTAAACTTACTAACAAAGTACAGTTGCCCTTTACCCGTTATCTTTGGTGTCTTATTGACAGAGATATGGCCGTCAGAATGGTTGATGGTGGTTTCCTTGATCTCGAATAATCCCAACTCCATCGAGCGTTGTGTCGGCATATTGTAATCGGTTCCTTTACGGTTAATCAGATAACCATTCTCACGTAACCACTCAAAAAAACGATTTTGTCCGATGTTTACACCATTTTGCTTCAGTATCTTTGCCAGCTCACCCACCAAGATGCTAGACTTGCTTGCAGCTACAGCGTCTGCGAACAATACCTTCGGCTTGTCCCTCTCTGCTTTGAATAAAAGGGTTTCCTTCTCCTCTGCCAGCGTAGCAGCAAGCCGGAGTGCTTCCGGTAACGACTGCGGAATTTGAGCGTTGGATAGTTGTTCTCTCATCCGATTGAACTCTCCGATGTAAATTTCTTTAAAACGAGCCGCCTCTTTGCCGGAGTAGCCCATCGCCAAGAATGAAAAACCGTCTTGTGTGATGTGGTACTTCATATAAGTTCTACCTCGTTCATTTGTATATGATGACTCCTCAAAATTGAGGAGTGAAAATTCTCCGCTACACTCCAGCGCTCTAATATCTCGAAGAACATTATCGTGCGATTTCCCAAAAGTTTCAGCTAAAGTAAGGCTGTCCGTTACTAAACGTCCATTTTCAATTTGAACCAATTTCATTTTGCTTTCCTCTTTTCCTAATAGAATTTCTGTTAAGTTGATCAGAGTTCTCCCCTTATTTCTTGATAACTAGTTGACTTCGTTGTAGTTATCATATTCCTGAACAATCATCCATTCATCAAGAATTGATTGTCGCAGCCTGTACTCGTTTCCTACTTTGTAAAACCGAATTTTTTTTTGTCTGCAAAGGGAACGCATGAAATCCTCACTGGCTCCAACGTATTTAGCAGCTCCTTTTAAATTAAATGAATTGTTATAAAGACGTTTTTCAATCAAAGGTTCCGCTTTGCTCCAAATGCGAGTAAATACATCTTCCGATACTTCGGATTTGAGCACTTCTATGAATTCAGCTGTAGTGCTCACAGTTGATTCCTCCCTTATTCATCACGCACTAGATCATCTAATGTCACGCCTAAAGCACCTGCTAATTTAATCATTGTGTCCGCACTCGGGCCTTGTATTTTCGAACCCAAACTGTAGATCACAGTTAAAGACACTTTGCTGATTTTGCTTAGTCGATATAGCGTCCATCCGCGTTCGTCAATTAGCTTTTGCACATTCTTTTTAATTGCTGAAACCATTTTTCGTTACCTCCTCGGAAATTAATGTATCACTTTTCCAATGTATCACTCTATAGAATTATAATCAAAAACATTTATGACTCAAAAGTGTTATGTAATCCATCATTTCCTTTGATTTCCTCAATCACGCTTGACTTATCACTCTATTTTGTTATACTATTGCCACATAGGGTTATAACTCAATTTAGTTTTATCGGAGGGCTAACTGTGGAGATCGCAGAAAAAATACAAATACTAATGAATGAGCGCGGAATTACAGCTTATAGATTAGCTAAAGACACAGGTGTGTCATATACAGGACTTACTAAGATACTAAATTTGCAGACAAAAAATCCTCAGATAGATTCACTGAAGTTGATAGCTGATTATTTCCATAAACCGATCGATTATTTCACTGGCGAAACAGAAACACCATCTCAAAATGAAGAGAATCCTGAAATTGAAGCAGAAATACGTTCTCTCGCGAGAGATATTCAAAGACTAAACCCTGAAAAGAAAGGTATTTTAGTTGACTTAATTAAAACAATGCAAACTCGAGGAAGAGAGGCAAAAGACGAGTGATTGAGTTTCCAACATCTATTCGATCAAATAAAGTTTTCCGAGAGGTATCAAATTTCTTACTAGATAAAAGTATTAGCCAGCTACCTATCAATCCTTTTCAGATAATCAAAAATAATAAGTGGGGACTGATCACTTACACAGAACTTGCTGAAATTCATAACTTAGAAATTGCGGATATCATCGCAGCGTACCAAAGTGAAGATGGTTATACTATTTTTGATGGAGAGAATTATACAATTGCTTACAATGACGCTATCTCTACCGCAAGTAGGATCAGATTTACTCTAATGCACGAAATAGGACACATTGTCTTGCGTCATCTTACAGATTTCGAAGAGACAATTCTTCATAGAAGTACATTAACAGAAAAAAAATATAAGGTATTGGAGAATGAGACTAATACCTTTGCAAGAAATGTTCTCGCTCCAGCTCCGATTGTTTCCAAGTTAAAGAGTTACTCCGATAAAGATATTTCTCATATATTTCAGATATCATTACATGCAGCAACCATTAGGCTCAGGTATCAAAAAAAGGATTTAATATGCTTTGGAGATAATGCTCAACAATTAATAACATGTTTTCAAAATTTCATAACAAAAATTAACACAACAAAGCATTGTAAAAAATGTGGGATTTACTTTCAAGATGAAAACGCATGTTATTGTCCCATTTGTGGAAGTAACCAATTAACAAAAAATAAAGGAGCTATAAAAATGATCTATGATGGATTTAAACTAGATGAAAATGGTCGTGCAAAAATTTGTCCACAATGTGAAAATGAAGAGATTGAACATGAAGATGAACATTGCAAAGTTTGTGGAATTCCAGTCGTTAATAGATGTACAGGCGGCAGTTATGTCGAAACTTATTATAATAATAAAGAATTCGAAGCATGCGGAACTCCTGCAATGGGAAATGCACGATATTGTATTAAATGTGGTGGAGAAACAAAATTCTTTGAAATTGGATTATTAAAAAATTGGACAAAGGAACTAGAATAAAAAAATAAGAGCATTAACTACCACTCTAAATAAAAGTTAAATCAAACTCGCCGCAAGGCATATTTTTATACTCATAAAATAGAACATATGTTCCGAAAAGGGGGTGATACAAATGAAAAAAACTAAATCGAGAGGGGATAACCAAATTGGCAAACTGGAAACAACGCGGTGAGAACTCATATAGGCTCATTGCAGAACTTGGCTATGATGCTAATGGTAAACGATTGCGTGAAACAACGACAATCACGTTAGATCATAAACCACGCAAAGGTGAATTAGAACTAGCTGCTGCTAAATTTGAAGAACAGGTCAAAGGCGGCGACTGGGTAAAGCCTGGAGCAAAAGGATTTGAAGCGTTCGTTACCGATTGGAAGAAGAACTACGCCGATCAGAACTTAGGCGAGTATACACGTAAAATCTATATGGCTTACATCAACACTCACTTAATACCTGCTTTCGGACGTTATCAGTTAGACAAGATTACAACTATGCACCTCGTCACATTCATGACTAGCTTAAGGAACCCTGAAGCTCGCAAGGACAAGCGTGATAAGCCGCTAAGCACTAATACACTGCTCAACATATACAAGGCCTTAAAATCGATTCTCGACAACGCTCATGAGTGGCGATTAATCGCTAAGAATCCGATTGATGGCGTTTCCCGCCCCAAGGCTGATAAGAAGGAGAAAAAGGAACTTAAGTCTCGTAAGAAGTCTTACACGAAGGACGAGATCGCAAACGTCATAGCAGAGCTATACACCGCTCCTACAGTGTGGAAGCTTTATTTTCTTGGCGTACTGCTTGGAGGCTTCCGGCGGGGAGAAATGCTTGGCGTTGAATGGCCGGCAGTTGATATGGAGAATGGCGGAATCTATGTAGAGAAGCAGATATCGTTCGATGAAGAAGGAAGATCTGTCGAAGCTGAATTAAAGACTGAGGAATCAGAAGCATTTGTCCCTATGCCTCGCTGGTATATGGATGAGCTAAAAGCGTACAAGCGCGAATGGATGAAAAACAAAATGGGATGCGATCCGGAGGACTGGAAAGGCAGCGACAAGCAATATCTTTTCCATGGTGGGAGCGGTGAGAAATATTATCCTAATACCCCTTCATTAACCTGGCGGCGATTCTTAAGCAAGCATGAGCTGCCACACATCAGACTGCATGATTTACGCCATACAACAGCCATGCTGCTTCGAGAGTACGGAGCTGACTTGAAAACGATCCAAGAACAGCTGCGCCACTCTAAGCTGGCCACCACTACAGATATTTATATGCAGCGCGATAAAACAACTGTCAGTCGAGGTAGTGCAGATTTGTTTGATGTGCTTAACCCAAAAAATCAGCTTGGACACCAAACGGACACCAAGGAGCTAATGTAGTGAAGCTATGTCGAATGAAGACAACAAAAAAAGCCTTGCTGCGCAAGGCTTTCGAGGTTTTAAATAGTTGGAGCGGGTGATGGGAATCGAACCCACGCTATTAGCTTGGAAGGCTAAAGTTCTACCATTGAACTACACCCGCAGATGAAAAGTTTAAAGATGGTCGGGACGACACGATTTGAACATGCGACCCCCTGGTCCCAAACCAGGTGCTCTACCAAGCTGAGCTACGTCCCGAAGTGTAAATAAAGTGCATCTAATGAAGTGATAATGGCGTGCCCTAAGAGATTCGAACTCCTGGCCTTTTGATTCGTAGTCAAACGCTCTATCCAGCTGAGCTAAGGGCACAAACTATGGAGCGGAAGACGGGAATCGAACCCGCGACCCTCGCCTTGGCAAGGCGATGCTCTACCGCTGAGCCACTTCCGCATGTTATTTCTGTCAGCCGTTCGTGTTGTTTATCATCGCGGCGACAAGTAATAATATATCACCCCTGAAAACAAAAAGCAACTGTTTTTATAAAAAAGTTTTAAATTATTTTTACGCACACCTGTTTTCAGCTCACTGTATACAAAAAAACATTGATATGGCGCGGTGTATCCGCCTTTTTTATCCTATGCAGCTGACCAGCCCTTCATTCGACCTTTTCATATTTAGGTCAGATTTGGAGTATTCGCTCCAGCAACCCTTTAATTTTAAAAAAACCGCAATCCCAAGGGATTGCGGTTTAACAATTAAGCTCCAGCAGCTGCTAAAGTCTTCTCATGCACAATGTGGCTGTTCATCGCTACTTTATCAGCAGCCGGCTGTCCAGCTAGCGCATAAGGCAAGCATAAAGGAACGCCTGTACGCGGATCAGGAACGATATCTGCTTCAATATTAAATACTTCACGCATAATATCAGGGGTCATAACCTCGGCAGGCGTACCTTCGCCAACCACGACACCTGTTTTAATAGCGATCATATGATGCGCGTAGCGAGTTGCATGGTTTAAATCATGCACAACCATAACGACAGTACGGTTGTTGGTAGCGTTTAGCTTTTGAAGCAGATGAAGAACTTCGAGCTGATGCGCCATATCGAGGAACGTCGTTGGCTCGTCAAGGAATAGAATGTCTGTCTCCTGCGCTAGCGCCATTGCAATCCATGCGCGCTGACGCTGTCCGCCGGAAAGATGATCAACCGGACGATCGCCAAAATCAGTCATCCCCGTCGCTTCGATCGCCCATTGCACGATACTGCGGTCGTCCTTGCTCATGGAACCGAAGCCCTTCTGGTAAGGGAATCGTCCGTATGATACAAGCTCAGCAACCGTAAGTCCATCTGGAGCAGTCGGATTTTGCGGCAAAATGGCCAGCTGCTTCGCTACTTCCTTCGTCGATTGCTTATGAATGGATTTGCCGTCCAGAAGCACACTGCCTTGGGATGGGTTCATAATACGGGCCATCGTTTTCAAAATCGTGGATTTACCGGAGCCGTTCGCTCCAACTAGCGCCGTAATTTTCCCTTGAGGTATAGCAATGTTTAAATTTTGGACGATAAGACGGTCATCATAAGCAATATCAAGACCCGAAGTTGTTAGACGAATCATTGGACATGCACGCTCCTTCCGCTGCCGTGGCAGACACCTTTTAATAATGTATATGGTTATTCGTTCTAAACGAAAATTGATAACGATTATCATTGACGTTTTAATGATAATGTTTCTCACGCCAAAAGTCAATCATAATCTCAGTCTGCTCCACAATAAGAAGGCCAACCAACATTCTGGTCAGCCCACTACTATTTTAAGACAATAATATAGATAGAACACTCGCTATATCCCGGCAAGCCATGAGCATTTGCATCTCCACTGCGACCGGCTCATAAGCGTTTTAACACTTGCCTCAGCTTATCTCATCAAGAACAGAGTCATTATAGATCGCTTTATCACAGAATGAACTGCCACACTATCTGCACATTCATCACCGACTCACAAAATGAGGAATTACTTCTCTCTACAATAGTAGTAATAGATTGCTACTCACAAATAAAATACAATTCGACGTTATACTGTTAGCTAGCAAAGCGTTGCTCAGGCATAACGCAGCAGGTGGTCATCTAAATGGTCTAACTGTTCCTTATCCTTAATAAAATTGGACTATAGCGCCTTATGCAGCACGGATCGGCTTGCATACTTCTTTTATGTTCCCGCATGACCTGATACCTCTCCTGAAGCCGTAGCACTCACTCTGTAGTAACTAAGCTATATGGACGACCAAAGAGACCCGTATGATCCCCTGGTTAAATTGTGCTGCTCATGATGCCTCCTGAGTTGAAGGCTCTGAGAGCTGCTGGTAAACATATTAGCTAAGCTCGATGTAATTCAGCGACGACAACGCTAATTCACGATTCTGGCTCAATCGTCTACTTCACAATTCTTAAGCACCAATATCTTTAAACTCATTAACAATGATACTATGATTCATGCCATCAATAATTGTTAGCATTAATAGAATTTTCACTATCGATACTAAAAAAGCTCGCTAGATCAATTGATCTAGCGAGCTCATCCATTCAAAAATGAAAAAAAGCCCTTAGGATTAAAAATCCTAAAAGCTTGTGTTGTAAGTATGGTGCGCGTAGAGGGACTTGAACCCCCACGGTCGCCCGCCAGATCCTAAGTCTGGTGCGTCTGCCAATTCCGCCATACGCGCATATAAGGTAAAGATTATTTGTAGGACTTCCACCTACGGTTCTCCGTTGACATACAGAGCGTTTCCCGATGAAGGGTTTTAAAGATGGTGCGCGTAGAGGGACTTGAACCCCCACGGTCGCCCGCCAGATCCTAAGTCTGGTGCGTCTGCCAATTCCGCCATACGCGCATGTGAGAAGAAAAATGGTGAGTCATGTAGGATTCGAACCTACGACACCCTGATTAAAAGTCAGGTGCTCTACCAACTGAGCTAATGACTCATAATATAAAATGGCTGGGGATTCAGGGATCGAACCTGAGAATGACGGAGTCAAAGTCCGTTGCCTTACCGCTTGGCTAATCCCCAGCAGCGATATGGTGGACGCTGACGGGATCGAACCGCCGACCCTCTGCTTGTAAGGCAGATGCTCTCCCAGCTGAGCTAAGCGTCCAAGTGTAAAGGCGCCTTTTTTGTCAAAAAGGAAATTGGTGACCCGTAGGGGACTCGAACCCCTGTTACCTCCGTGAAAGGGAGGTGTCTTAACCACTTGACCAACGGGCCATACATAAATTGAAGCTTGTCCTAACAGTTGAAAGTTTTCTGGAGCTCTCAACCGGATTCGAACCGGTGACCTCATCCTTACCAT